GGCTCTGTGTCAATTGGTTCTGTTTCCACAGGCTCTGTGTCAATTGGTTCTGTTTCCACAGGCTCTGTGTCAATTGGTTCTGTTTCCACAGGCTCTGTGTCAATTGGTGTGGTAGTTACTGGTGTTGTATCTACAGGTGGCACGACTACTGGTGTTGTATCTACAGGTGGTACGACTACGGGTGTTGTATCTACAGGTGGTACGACTACGGGTGGTTCAACTGGTGCAGGTGGAGCAGGGGCTGGCAAGGGCGCTGGTGCAGGAACTGCATCAATTACTGTTTGAGCTGCTGCCACTATTGTAGGTGCTGTAGTTACTTTTTCTACTGCTACAGAAACTGTTGCAATTGCCGCTACTTTATTAGTTAAGTCTGTGCTTGCATTATTTAATGATGTAATTGTATTTTCAGAAACAGTTGCAATTGGTGCAATAACTGTATTTGTATTTGCTGTATTTGTTGCAACAATAGCAGTAACTGCTGAGTTTAATGTAGCAATTTGTGCATTTGCTGTATCAATTGCTGCCAAGACTGTTGCATTGTCTGGATCAGGGGTGGGAGTAAATGCAGCGCCTTGACTAATTGTTCCAGTAAATCCCGTAGTAGTGCTTGTATTACTAATATTTGTTACGGGACCATTTGTAGTCTCCCTTACATTAAACCTAGCACCATTTGGTATTGGTCCAGTCACGCTTACATCTGCTTGCCATGCGCCATCTGAAGGGTTAACATCCGCATTAAATCTAACTTGAGTCATTTGTGTTTCTGCTGTTTGCAAAGGATAAACTCTAAGATCCCAAGCAACGCTAAGGGTGTTTGTAGTTGTTGAGTATGTAATTCCAGATCCATTACTCCAGGTAGTCCAGTCATATCCTGCTATAGAAATAGAAGGCGCATTCGGAGTAGAATAATAGTTTCCACCTTCATTTACACCAAAGGTAATTGTGGCATTAGACCCAACGTAAACATTATTGTATGTGACTCCGCCCATCTGTAAATTAAATGGAAGGTTCATTCGAACACCAGCGTCATCTACATTAGATAAAACGTTTGTGGTAGTGCCAATGGTTGCCGCTAGAGCATTGACTGCATCTTGAGCGTTATTAATTGCTACATTTGCTTGAGTTAATTGTGTTTGAGCCTCTGTCCGTGCAGGTGTTACTGCTGCCACCGCAGTATTTGCTGCAGCTACTGTTACAGTAGCCGTATCTACTGCTGTCTGTGCTGATTGAACTAAAACTGTGGCTGTCTCTGATTGGGCAACTTCTGTTGCAATTGCTGTGGCTACTTGTGCAACGGTGGTTGGGGCCTCTGTCATTAATGGAGTTGCTGTTGCTATCACAGTGGCTATTGCAGAATCTACAGTAGTAACGGCTTGCGTTACTACTGCTTGTGCCGCTACAACCTCTGGTGTTTGAGTTGTAGCGCTTACTGGGATTGCTGCTACGGCTTCTGTAACGGATGCTACCGTTGAAGTAATTGTTTGAACAACTGCTGTTGCTGTTTCTACGGCTGAGGATACATTTGATACTTCTGCTACCGCAGCCGTCGCTGCTGCTACCGCTGTATTTGCTGCTGCTACAGCAGTGTTAGACGCTGTTACTGATTCAACCGCAGTGGCTATAGTCACTGTTGCTGTATCCGATGCAGCTGCGGCTTGTGCAACTTCTGTGGTTGCGGTTGCAATGGCTGTGTTTACTGCCTGTTGTGCAGGGCTTACCACAACTTGTTCTGCAGGAGCAGGAGGCTCATTAGCATTAGCAAAGTTAGGACTAAAAAGGAAAAGCCAGCCGATTATAAAAAGGCTGGTTAAAAAATACTGTAACTTTCTAGTCAACTAGGTATCTCCTAAGTAATGCAATATTTTTGCTTACTTAGTAATTATAGCAGAATGTTAGTTTAAACTACTTAGGATTATCTGTTTTGTAAAATCCGTTACCTTTAAACTGTATTCCAAACGGAGTAAAAAATCTTGTCATTGATGACTCACATTCAACGCATGTATATCCTGGGTCATCATCTTTAATTGATCTATGTACTGACATTGTGGCATGTGCATCATCATATGAACACTTGTATTCGTATACTGGCATTACCTTCTACCCCACTTAACTTTATTCCACCCACGTTCATGAAAATAATAAAGGATAGTTTTTGTAAATACTTCAAAGCTTGCAATTGCTCCAGCTGTAACTGGTTCTTTAGTTATAGCCCAAGATATAACAAAGGTATCTGCTGTTCCAATTATACGCCATGTAATAGCCTTTAATGCTGATCTTTGTTTTGATACATTCATGCTGGCCACTCCATATTTTTAGGCCCTTTACTAATTGCATTCCAAATTTTAGATACCCATTTCTTTACGTTTTTGCGTAGCCGATATAGCATGAATGTCTGCCCCCAAATCTACTTGTTCAATCTTGTACCCTACATCTCTTCCGTATACAATATTAGTAATGTTAGGTAGTCTTAATACTAGTGCACCATCCATAAATCCATCCTTGGCAATATATTCCTTTACCTGATCAAACTTAAGTGGATCTTTTTCGCTTGTATTATATGTATTACGAACTCCAAGAAGGACTTGCTCTGTTCTTTTCCCAGCCTCTTTGTAAAGGGCGTGGTGGCCTTCGTGCCATGGTTGATAGCGACCAAGCATCAAGGTGGTAGGAGCAGACCAATCGTGTAGCTTAAATTCTTCAATTATCACAGAAGCCTTTTCATTTGGATCTAGCCTGTGATTTACAAACATCCAGTCAATCTTAGTTGGCTTTTGAAACATTTTATTAGTATCTTCAAATCTTCCCTCTTCAATTGTATCCATAAAGATAAAGATATCTGGCTTGCCAAATGCTTGTCTTGTTCCTTCTGTAGGGCAAACAAAGTCCACTATAACTGGCGCAACGCCTTGGTCAGCAATTAACCTTGCCATTGCTCCCATTCTGCGGGCCTGCTCAAGTCTGTCATCTGGAGTAAATCCAAGATCTGAATTTACTGTTGATCTAACCTCATCAGCATTAAGATGTATCGCATTGATGCGCTCTTTGAGTGCTTTTGCAAGCTCTGTTTTGCCTGAGCCTGGTAGCCCAATAATCTGAATAATCATAATACTCCTTAGTTAGTGAGCCTTTTAAACACATGCTCAGGTGCAGACTGTACGCTTCCTACATATCCCGATGTCCACCGACGTACAGAATGTTATTTAATTTTTAGGACTTTTGGTTGCTTTTCCTTTGGGATGTTTCTTACTACATTAATGTGTAGCATTCCATCCTTCAGCTCGACATTGGATACTTCCATGTATTCACTAAGCTCAAAGATTCTTGTAAACTTACGTGCAGCTATTCCTTTATGAACAACCTCTGCGTCAATTACCTCTTTGATTTCACCTGTAATCCAAAGACTTCCGTCCTCAATAGATACAGTAAGATCATCTCTTGTGAATCCCGCAACTGCCAAAGACAGTTGATAGTTATCCTCATCTAACTTTAGTAAATCATACGGCGGAAAAGCTGTATTGTTTACCTTACTTAGACTGTTAAATCGTTCCAACTCTCGGTTGAAACCAATAAAAAATGGATCCTTGAAAAGATCCATTGCGAATTGTGTTACCATTTTATGCTCCTTTTAAGCGAGTTAAATTAGTACCCCCATTTGGCAGGTACTAATCTATTATATCATTTAGGCAACTAAGATTGCAAGTTATTTTTTAGACTTTGATCTTGCCTTTGCAAGTGCTTCAAAATCCTTTACTTTGGTATCACCGAGGTAGGACCAGGCATATCCGTCTGAAATCATTTGCTCGTTAATAGAAATTGACTGATCATCTATAAATAGCCAGCCAAGTATTCTTCCATACTTTTCTGAAGAGTTCATTTTTTCCGTCTTTATTTTAACAGACTTTGCATCTTTTAATTTAGACTTTAAGTACTCTTTAGATTCAAGTCCTAGCTTTTTTTCAGCCAAGTCTTTTGTTCTTGATTCTGGAGTATCTATCCCAGCAAGTCTAACTCTTGATGCAAACAGTATATCAAAGCCTAGATCGATGAGGACATCAATCGTGTCCCCATCGACTACACCTTCTACTTTTTTTACGTAGTACTCGTACACTACTTAGCCTTTTTAGCTGGCGCTTTCTTTGCAGGAGCAGCCTTCTTGATGGGAGCATCGGCTGGTGCTGTTGCTGCCAACTTGTTAAGAAGTGGTACATTTTCTTCTCCAGCATATACTGGTCTTCCCCAGCCAACTACTGCATTGATAAGCTTCTTCTTGTTGTTCTTTACATAACCACGGGTTTTTTCTACGCACATTCCGCCGTTGCGCTGATCTCCCTTTGCAGTTCCTGAAGTATTTCCTTCAATAACTTGAATTGTTCCATCTCCATTATTTTTAATGCAGAGACCAACATGAGAAATACGATTTACGCCATCGTCTGGGAAATCAAAATAGATCCAGTCTCCTGGCTGAGGGTCGTCATTACGTGCATCTGACCAACGTCCTTCTTTTTTAAACTGATCTGATGCTGCTACTGTTGATGCAGACTTAGGGAATTTTGCAACTCCCGCTGTGTGAGCACACCAAGAAACAAAAGATTGACACCATGGTTGAAAGTTTACCTTCATCCATGCTCCGTACTTTGTTTCATTATCTTTTGGACCTTCAATAGTTCCAATTTCTTTTTTTGCAACCTCAATGATTGCTTCTAAGCTTCCTTTTGCTGCCATTTTATTCTCCTTTATATTCTGCTTCCAGATTCTCTCAGCGACTGTGGAGATACTTTAATAAATCTACAGTCCTCTCTGAAAGATTTTAGCGTAGGTGACCCACAATAGGACATTCCGCTTTTAACATTATTAATTATTTGTGCAATAGTCAACTCCACAGGGCCTTTATTTTCTAGATAAGCTGAGACTCCTTCTATATGCAAAGCATTTAGTGGTGGCCTTTCCCCTGTATCTTTATCCAACTGTATTCCTTCTGATGCAAGTCCTCTAAATAAAAATTTTCCATTTGTCATTCCGTCACACTCTTCATGACCTGCAAAAGCGGTTCCCATCATTACTGCACTTGCTCCACCCGCAAGAGCCTTTACAATGTCTCCGTTATTTTTAATTCCACCATCAGAAACTATTCCATTTACTTCGTCTGTCTTTACGTTTTGATAAATGTCCATAATCGATCCAAGAACTGGGGTGCCAAACCCAGTTACAATTCTTGTCGTACATGCTGCGCCTCCTCCTATACCAACTCTTACAGAGTCAGCTCCTGCATCCATCAAGTCTTTGTAAGCATCGTATGAAGAAACGTTGCCGCTCATTATATGTATGTAGTTTGGAAGAAGGGCTCTTAATCTTTTTACTGCATTTACTGCCATGTCTGTGTGTCCGTATGCAGTGTCTATTAATATAATCTTACACCCAGTAGCGAGGACCTGTTCAATAAGATCTTTATCTTCTGCCTCTGAGTTATTTACAGAAAATCCTAATCTATCGGTCCATTTACACTCTGAAACAATTTGTTTATACTGTGCAATTCTATCTTCTTTTGTTTGAAATCTTTGTACAAAAGCAAGCCCACCATTATCTAAAACCTTTTTAATCATCTTGGTGCTACTAATAAACTCCATTGGAGCTAAAACAAATGCATTGTCAAGGTGTACCCAGGCTGCTGGGTTATTGGGATTACCTATTGTAGATGTAAACTGTATATCAGACCTACTGACAACACCAGATCTTTTTGGTACAAGAAGTATATCGTCAAAACATAAAGGGCTAGTGGTTGTGTCTAATTGCATATTTAATCCTTAAGTGACTTCCACGGATTCGGTGGGAGCTTTAAGCTTGACTCTAGCATCCAATTCCACTCTTGATGCTTCTTTAACAATTCTGATAAATGTGGAACAAGTGCCCACTCTTTGCTTGCTATTGCTTGATCTGTAACAACTCGAATCTCTTCAATCATTGTTTTATTAATTGGCACAAGATGCGTTGCCATTTCAACACCACAATAGGTGTCTGGCTTAACATTGCCTAGGGTTTGTGATGCAGATATATCTTCAATAGTATATAAGGCTTCTCCACCTAATCTACGTAGCCATAGGGAGGTTTCCATGAGCAGTCTATCTGACTCTAAGTATATCTCTTTGTATACGATCTGTGACTGTCTCATTAAAACAGACTCTGTATTTAAATAAAAACCCTTTACAAGGTTTGAATATATAAATGAGTTTGACTGTAATTCCTGTAGTGAGTTAATTAATTGTTTCATAATCTTAGTATACCATTTTCTTAGCCACGAAGTCTACTACCAACCGCTTTTAGACATTATTGGGAGGCCCCAAGGTGTTGCTTTGCCAAATTGCCCTTGAAGAGTTCTTTGATTTTCTACAAATCCTCCGCTTACTGCATGAGCTAGCTTATATAAATCTGGAACTGCAAGGTCTCCTTCTTGCCATTTGTGAACCATTCTAATTTCTTCGTTTGTCCATACCTCATTGCAAACCCATTTAATTAAACGATTAAAATTATTTCTTTCTTCAGCACTTGGATTTCGCCCATCAAATGTTTCTAAGGATATAAACTCTGGAGTTGGTGACGCAAGATGAACTCTTAATGTTTTTTCTCCTGTTATTGGGTGCGTATCTACTGTCTTAAAGGACTGCTTAATCTCTTTAAGAGTCTGCTTATCTTCTTTATCGTAGGTTGCCTCAACAACTGTTAAATAGGTTATGCATTTATCTAAAAATTCTTGATCATCTTTGTTTAAATTAGCATACATATCTGTCATATCCATAAAATATGTATGTCCTGAATCTTCTGGGCAGTTAAACTTTTCCATTCTCCAGGTGGCGCCGTGGAAAGAATCGTTCTCATTCTCTACGTGCTCTGTGTGCCAGCCTAACATAAGCTGGTCTTTTGTAGCGTACCTTCCGTTTACCATATGTTTGTGGTGGTCCTCTACATAATCAGATGGGCTACGGTTTGAAGAATTTGGATACCAACCTAGGGTATCTCCAAAAAATTCCATTAGGTCTGTCTGTTGCTCTTTATTTAAATTAGCATTTCTAAATACAATGATCTTGTCTTTTAGAAAAAGATCTTTGTACTTTTCTGGATTAGACTTAATTTCTTCAATAGACGTAAACTCTGTTGTGTTAACGAGTATCATTGGGTTCCCGATTTCTTTAGTTGATTGGTTGGTATGCCGTAGCAGTTGTTGAGGGCATGACTTTGCCTTCAAACCATTCTTCTTTTTGTTTATCTTGATTTGTTTTTATTGAATTTTTAATTTCTTGAAAATCTTTATCGTATGACGAATTCTCATAATCATACGAGCCAAGCATGGTATATCTTTGCCCAGACAGGACCTCTGTGACAGCATGTACATTTTTTATGCCAACATCAAAAACAATAAAAGACCCAGTCTCTGGTTTAAATGCCAGCCCGTGGTCTCTAAATGTAAGTAGTCCACCTTCAAAATCATCATTAAGATAAATCATTGTTACAAACTTATTTTCTTGCCATGCGTTAGGAGTTCCATCAAGCTCTGCGTTATCTGCATGATCTCCTGCAAAAGCACCTGGATCCCACCTATGTGCACTCAAGCTAATTTGTCTTAGCTTTGACTTAAATACTTTTTCTGCAAGATCTTGAGACTTTAATTGAATTTGTCTAAGCAATGGCCCAGCTTCTGGGGTGTTTGGTTTTTTGCCTGAAATTACATAAGAGTTGTAAAAGCATGAAAGCGACCAGTCATCTAGGCTATTCCAGTATTTTATTATGTTGCTACAGTCCTGTTTAGTTAATACATTTTTGTATTCAACTATGTCAGGCCTATGCACAACCTCTGTCATATTTTCTGGATAACTAAATGATTCCATATATTCATTATACCATTTCTTATTTTTTTATAGTGGGCAGTTTTAGTCTTACCCAGGACTATCTTTAAGCAGAAAGTATTTTTGCTAAAGCATTTACTGTTGCTGCAATTCTTCCGATATCACGCAATTGCTCTACAGAATAACCTTCTTCTTTTAGTGTCTCGTAATGTGCCTTAACACAAAAATGACATTTGCCGATAATAGATGCCGCCAAAGAGTAGGCTTCAAACTTGGCCTTGGTTGTGCCTCCGTGAGATGCAATTGCATTCATTCTTAGCTGAGCTGGCAAACCCTTAAGGTTTTGATCATCTGCCATTTCAATAAATGGATACCACACATTGTTCTGCGCCATTATTGCTCCCGCAGTCAAAGCAGCATTTTTTTCAACTTCATCTGTTGCGCTAGCAACAATAAAAGTTAGAAGCTTAGCGTTGCCTGTTGAAAATGCTGCTGCGATTGCAAGGTAAGTGGCATGCTCTGAATCAATAGTTGATCTATTAATAACAGCATCAAGATTTAACTTGATGTCCTTAGCATATTCTGGCAAGGAATCCTTCAGCTGTTCAACCCATGACATTATAGAGTTTCTCCACCAAGGGATCTGTTGCATGCACAGAGCTCTCCTGTTTGAAGTGCATCTAGTACACGTAAAGTTTCATCTGGGTTTCTTCCAACATCTAGATTATTGACAGTGATGTGCTGAATAATATTATCTGGATCAATAATAAATGTTGCACGATATGTAACTCCAGAAGGATGGTGGACTCCTAAATCGCTTGCTAGCTGGTGTGCTGTATCAGCAAATGACCAGGAGTTTGTCTTTTTTAAATCGTCATGTGCATTTCGCCATGCGACCTTACAGAATTCGTTATCAACTGATCCAGTCATTAAAACTGCATCACGATCATTAAAGTCATTTACTAATGCGTCATACGCAACAATTTCTGTTGGACACACAAATGTAAAATCCTTTGGATAAAATACAATAATTTTCCATTTGCCTGGAAAAGAATCTTGATTAATTACTTCAAATGAAGAATCGTCATACGACAATGCTCCAGGCTTGACTCCAGTAACGGCAAAATTACCGAGCTTATCCCCTATAGTTTTCATTTTTTCTCCTTGTATAAGCGGTTGTACATTTTGTACCCCTGGCTGGAATCGAACCAGCGACCAACAGATTAGAAGTCTGTTGCTCTTCCTCTGAGCTACAGAGGTCTAGTGCGACAGGTAGGACTCGAACCTACGATTACCGAATTATGAGTTCGGGGCTTTAACCGACTAAGCTACTGGCGCTGACATTATCAGTATATATTTTTTATACAGATTTGTCAATAGAATTTTCTACTATTTGCTGAACATATTCTGAAAAATGTTTTCTTATAGATCCCATTGGTCTTGATCCGTAAGAGTCCCATATTCTTTTATATTCAAGTATATTTGCAAATGTAGTTGGGCAGACAACAGTATTATTGTATTCCCTCATAACCGTAGGCAAAGGGACGTGTTTACTGCAACACTTACACTCTTTAGCCCTTTCTTGATATTCGCTCATATTATTTGCATCCTGTCCATTGCTTCTTTTAAGTCTTCAGGCATTCTGGGTGCTCTGATCAGATTATAAGATGTTGTATCTGGGTCATCTTTAGCCCCAAAATCATTGTCGTAATTCATTGATTCATAAGTATGTACATTTATTTCTTGATTATTATCAAACCTAGTTCTGCTAATTGAATTAAATATTGCACCACAAGTAGCATCGGCTAAGTCTTTTGAACCTTTTCTAGGGTGATCAACCTTATCTCTCATAATTCTAAGCTGACATAATTCATCTATAAGCAATGGTATGTGTGGACCTATTAATCTTTCTTCCGCAACGACCATTGCCATGTCGTCATAATGTTTTTTAGCGACAGATAGAATCTCTGTATTGATGCCATATTGTTTTAGTTGTTGCATCATATCATGAGAGTTCCATCTGTCAAAGGTACATACTGCTATATTAAATCCTCTTGTTTTAAGAGAAAGGATATAATCTTTTACTTCAGTAAAATCAACAGATTTGTCTGGCTTTGGTGTCCAATACCTGACTGCGTCAACCTCCACAATAGGTGCTGGCTGAGAGTAGGCATCTGTTATTTTAACGTTAACCCATTTATTAACATGTGCCATGGTTACTGCACAGTGGTCATGCTTTTGCGCTAAGTCTACGTGTATATAATATTTTTTATCTGGGTCTGGCAGGAACCACTCTTCAAGTCTTCCAAAATTGTCTACAGCAATTGCACCTATATTAAATGCTTTTTCTACTTTTTCTCTTGACTTAAAAAATGCGTCAACCGCATCTGGAGGCATGCAAGCAAATCTTGAAAGAGCGTCTGTTGGGTTTGTATAGAATGCTGTTTTAAAGTCATCAATTTTTCTAACTGGATTAACTTCCCAAGTCGGGCGCTTAAGTGCATAAACTTTAGGTATCTTGTAAGATATTATATGGTCTTCTTCCCATTGAATCTCAAACTCATTACCTTCAGTTCCGTCTGGCAACTCCTCATACATCTTAAATTTATGCTCTCTGATTACCGTTTCTTTTTCTCCAATTACGGCATCGTATCTTTGCTGTATATAATCATTCTTAAATCTTGGAAATGAAAGAAGAATTACTTTTCCAAAGTCTGGGAAACGAGAGTCTACTGATGCCCTGTACATATCATACACCGCACTACCCGTTTTTGCCTGATCGTGTCCTGTTGTATTTTCAATTGCAAAGCCAGAGATTTCATCAAGGATAACAACAATTACGTTGTAGCCTTCCCAAGCTTCACGCTCTGAGTGACCAGAGTGGACGGTGATTGCTTTATTAAACTGTATTTCTGATGCTTTGGCATAGTACTTACCGACAAACCATGGGGACTTATCTATGCGGCTTCTAAAGCCTTTAAAAAATACATTGCTTGCCTGCTGAGAGTTTATAGCAATATTAATAATATCGATAGAGTCCCCTGGAGGTTTACCGTAATATGTAGCGGGATCCTTTAGGCATAATAGTAAATATACTATATAGGCTACAGCAATTGTTGAACAGTAATCTTTTCCAGAACCTTTGCCGAGCTGGGCTACTACTTCGTTAGCCGTTTGCTTAAATCTGGTATGGCCTTCTTCTTCTCCGAACAATTTTTTTAATGTAGACTCTTTATATATCTGTGAACTTTTTTCAATTAAAGTATATTGATATTCTGAGAGTTCTGGAAGACCTAAGTAGTTTGGATCATTGACAAATGTACGTAAGTCTACAGGCTTTTCTTCAAACTCTTCGCCGTCAAGGATATCAATTAAATCAGAAAAATCAAATGACATTAAATCCCTTTCGGTACTTTTATATAGTTAAATAAATTATTTGAATGTGAATATCTAACATCACTCTTTAATTCATCTACTCCATGAAGACAATGTTCTTCTGAGCTATGTATTACTAAATCACCTCTTTTAGGTTGATATTCTATGCCTTGATTTGGATAAAACAATCTTCCTCCATCGAAATCATTAAAGTACATTACGAGACCCCATATATTATTTTTTTCTAATGTGTACTCTTGTCCCTCAGTGTAAAGTTTGCTTGCTGCTATTAAGTCTAAGAAGTCATGATTATCTGAATGTAATCCCCAGGTTGCACCTTTTCTCATCCGCACAATGCTAATGTTTTCTGCTAGATATATTCCTTCTTCTAGTTTGTCAGACAGCCTCTTTTTTATTGGAACTAGCTGGTCTATGGATCTATTAGATGTCTTGTGACCTTCTCCAGTAGTATTGAATCTTCCAACCCATTCTTCTTCTGTAAGGGACTTGGCAATATCTACAATATAATTGCATTCTTCTTCTGTAACAAAATTATGATACACATATATATCTTCGCCTATTTTTTCAAATCCATCTTTATTAAACATTACTTGTAACCTCTGCATCTATATACACAGGCTCTACTATTCCAGTTATCTGAGACAATCTCTTTGCAACATCCATCTTGCATTTAGGACACCCTGCGGTAACTTCTTTAAGTATACCCACAAGTATCTCTTGCTTTCTTTCAGTCTCTGCAAGTTGTGATGCAATCTCTGTATTCTCTAATACTCCCACTGATTGAAGCATTGCTATTCTTTTTGTTTCAATATCTGCTATAAGCTTTAAGGCTCCCGCCTTAACATTTAGTTGGCCTTGGGTATCTGCGTCCTCTACGGTTTTCCAGGCCTCTTTGATGAGCATTGCGTAGTGTTGGTCCGCTCCAGATATTGCCTCTCTTGCACGGTCACGAATATTGCTATCGTTATGCACAACAGACTTCCACTCGTCTAGGTACTCTAGAACTTCTTTCCTTGAGTACCCAGTGATAGTTGCTATCTGGGTTGCTGAATTGCCCTTCAAAAGCTCTTCTACGACCTTATTCATGCGGTCAAAATGTACTGCTGGCTCTAATTCGCTCATATATAAATTATACCACGTTTTAGTTGACTAGGACTTGTTGGCAATTTTAAGAAGGATAAGGTATCCAATTAGATCATCAATATCATTATCTCCAGGAAAGGCCTGATCATTCTGAATTCTATTTAGCTTGTCATCAATACGGACTCTAATCTGTTCTTTTGAATCCGCCTTTGAAAATATACGAATTGGATCTAGCGCCGAGTTTCCATACGACACATTCTTTTTAATTAGCATCTCTGCCATCTCTAAACACTCAACAATAATTTTTTGTCCTGATGGTGCATCTGTTGCAATTAATTGAAGGTCGGTTATCCATGCCTGGTACCCGCCCGATTTATTTGGGTAGTCGCTCATTTTTTTCTTAGCAGTCCAAACTCTTGTAAATATCTCTGTATGGTCATAGCAGAGACACCGCACTCTTTACCTATTTCTGTAACCGTTTTCTTTTGTACTATGTACCTTCTGTACAGCCAATCTTTACTCTGATAAAGTTTCATCGCTTAGTAAGCACCTGGTTACTATAATGTGCAATACCAAAGCTATCTGCAACATCAAAATCCACAATTTCTAAACCATACTTCTTGTTAAAGTAGTCAGCAGTTCTCTGCTTCCTCATATTTCTTAATTGATTTTTATACCAGGATTCTGCGTAGCCTGGGTTCAATAATCTTATTGCAGACTTCTCATCTTTTGTCGGATTCTTGTTGCCAATGTACGCCTGCCACGAGGATGGGCTAATAGTAATAACCTTAGCACCAGTAGACATAAGCTCAGCAATAACAACTCCATAGACATAAGACAATTTTATCACAGCATCGGGTGATCTGACAAGTATCGCACCCTCTACAGCAATATAATCACTCTTCAATTCATCTAACATCATTGCCATTTTGTTTTTTGCATCGTAAATTTTTTCATATATATCTTCACCAACTAGATTAATCTTGCCCCATTTTAAAGGAACATCGTCCTCCATTAAACAAAAAGCTATAGAGTTTGTAGAGGCATCTATGCCCAAAACCCTATTTGCTTTTGTCTTTACTAGGCTAGCTAATTTCATTTATAATCTCTGCAACTAAATCTTTTGTCTTCTTGTAGTTAATTTTTTGACAAGAAGAGCAAATATTTTCTGCATTATACCTACTTAAATCAGACTTACATTTTTTGCAATGTCTAACTGCACCATTTTTAATTGCCTTCTTTTCATAGTATTTTTCCATGATCCTTTTATTTGTTGCAATTCTACAGCACTCGTCAGAACAATACTTTTGGTTATGAGTTTTTGCGTTGAACTCTTTTTTACATTCTAGGTTTATGCATATCATATAACTGGAACCTCAAACAGCTCAATCTGAACTGTACCAATCGGGGTATCTTTACTGTAGCATTCCTTTTTGATAGGACAATATGTACAAGGCATTTTAGACTTAGTTGCCCCAGCAGGTCTCATGGGGATATCGCCGTCTTTAAAGTTGTCGTATACTTCTTGCATCCAGAGGAATGCATCTTCAATGATCTTCTTATTCTTCTCATTCATTGAAATTGGTATGATTAATATTTCTTGTGTATTTTTATTCTCATACAAAAAGAATCCCTCTTTAGCATTCTTTAGCTTCATATAGGTAAGTAGCTGAAGCATATGGTTTGCTGATGACTTCATCTCTGATTGACGAGTATCCCATACCTCTTGCTTTGCCGTCTTAATTTCTCCAATTACCGTTTCGCCATCATATTCCATAATTAGGTCTATAAATCCTCTAATCGGTGGATACTCATTAACTATCTCTTCTTCTTCCGCCCGCCATTCAGGCATAGTCGATATAAGTTTTTGAAGTCTTTCGTGAGCCTGTGTTCCTTGCGCCATGTTAGCAATTGCTACAGCATCATTATCGTCAATAAATACTGCTCCAGAAAATGCCATATACCAGTATCTAGGACACTTTCCGTGACCATAACCTAAAGAACTTGGACTAAATGTTTTCTTAGTCATTGATCCATCTGCACGTTTGGTATCCCTATAAGACTTGTCAAGTAGATCTGCAAATTTTTCTGGGTCAAAGAACTTTCCAGTATGTTTTTTAAACTTAAGGTTCTTTACAATATCTCTAGCCATTATTTGGTACCCACAACTTTTCTTTTCCTTTATTATGATATCTAGCCATAACAAACAATAAGTCTGATAGACGATTTAAATACTTAGCAATGTTTGGGTTTACGTTTTCGATCTTCCAAACCTCACGCTCTGCCCTTCTTACAACGGTCCTTGCATTGTGCAGTGGGCCTGTTGGTAAAACAAAAGATCTAAGAGGCTCTAGATATTCATTGTAGTCATCAATTACATTTTCTAAATATGTCACTCTGTTTTCAGATATTGTTATTGTTGGGGCACCTGCAAGCTCTGCACCAAGATCAAACAAGTCGCTCTGAACTCTTTCAATAATATCATTATACTCATCGGTTGCCATTCCAATAGCAGAGTTGGCCTCATCTACAGCACCTATCGCTTCCATTATAGGGCTAGTCTTAGACACCCTTTCGTTATTAGCGTTAGAGGTTTGCCCATCATCGCCAGTTTTAGTATAAATTTTACTTAGTGTTACCATCAATGACCCCTTAAAGAACGCCAAACATCTACTGCAATTTCATTAACTACAGATAAAGCAAAAACTGTTATAAAAAGCTGAGCAATAATTAATACTGGAAAAGATTTATTCTTAACCTTTTCTTCTAATAATTCTACGGCCATCTTACTTCTCCTTTAGTAGAAAATACTAGGCCAAGGTGGTCTCCTGGTTCGACAAAAGTTTCATTAATTCCCTTTTGTGCCCAGCCCCATTCATTTCTTGGAAATGGCAAGGCCTGATTCTTTTTTACTAACACGGCCCAATATGCATTTTCTGGTGGCATGTCTTGGCATTTTTCAACACTGTTGTTGGGAAAATTATTTACTCTGCAGACAACAGCATTTCCATACTTTACTGTTCCCTCTATATTATACCCATTTGTCTTTAATAGATCTAAAGAATTAACTTTACCACTGGCACCGACGCATTTCTTTTCTACTGTAGAATTATTTCCGTAGTCTACGTATAGGTTAATGCACTCTGGTTGATTAGAATTTAAAACAAACAATCCTATTGCTGAACCAATAAAAATAAACACCAGCATAATTCTTTTTTGAATCATTAGTTATACCTAACCACATACTTAAGTGCATCTACAAGTTTGTCTATAGACTCCTTTACTGAATAATATACGTTCTTCTTATTGTTATTTACTGTGCCAGCTTTATCTTTTGCAATAGTAGAATATACAGAAGCCATGACTCCAAATTTTGTCGACATTGCTTGAAGTTCCATAATTAAAACTGGAGCTTTTGCAGATGGAACTTCTGGATTCATTAGGATTTTTACAACAATTGCAAGAGCTTTATCAAGATGCTCGTCCTTCATATACTCATGAAGGTCATTGAACTCCGTAATATCACTAATAAGCTGTAGGGTATTCTTATCCTCTGTCATTTTTAATCCTCTTGTCCCAGTAATCTATGAATAGCCCTAGTGGGTATCCAGTAATAAAACCTATCATTAAACCTAATAAAAACATAGTCATTAGAAGAATAGCCTCCAGATTCCATCGCACTTTACACCGAATCCTTGTAAAGTAATTCTTCTATCGGTACTAAACGGCGCTGTTGAAAACCCAACTGAGTGCCACTGCTCTCCGCTTTGAATTAACATGTTGCCTGGGATATGATCAATCACCTCTGGTATTTTATTTAAAATGCTTTCATTAAAAACTTTTTCATTGTATGGGTTTTCATTATAATCATATTCTTTATAAAGCTTTGAAGACTCAGAGCTTGAATAAAATCCGAAGTCTTCTTGATCCCATAACAAAAATGATGCACCATTCTTTGGCATCTCTAGGGCAAGTGTAAACGCAATTGTCTCTTCTTCTACATCGCTATATCTAGACCATATATACTCAAGACATCTCTCTTGTCCGTCTGTATGCAAAGACACCCTGCCACGCCGTGGCTCTTCTGGCTCTTCTACAATATCATTTGGTCTTGCTTCCCCATAAATAAAAAATCCTGGGATGGGACCATCTACAACTAGCTCGGCTGGACCGTACTCTTTTTCTATATAATGCAAAACCTTATTATATAGGGTTGAAAAATTCTTTTGCAGTAGACTATTGCTTTCTTTAATTAAATTAATTCGTTCTTCAGTTACATCTCCGTATGGCTCTATATCAAGATATGTTGCAGTCCCTAACGTATAGTGGTGTGTAGGTCCAACAACTCTTTTCCTCCAGTGCTCACTTAGCAAGTCTATCTTATTTACATATACTTCACACTCTTCTTTAGACAAAATATTAATAACTGTATGCTTAGCCATTATAATTTTCCTCCCAAAACTGTATAAGTTCTTCTAAAATCGACCATTCAATAATCCCTAACCTAACCTTTGAATCTTTTCCTATAATAATTTTTAGTGCTGGATGCATATCTCTATTTACTTTAAAGGTATCTGTACAAATCTTTGCCCAGCTATCTTTGTTTAGAGTAAATGATGATCCTGCTTCTTTGTAATCTACAAGGAACTGCTTCCATTGTGCATCACCCTTTTGATAATCTCCACGCCCAGAATTCTTCTGTGCTTTTGCGCCGTCTCTTTTAACTTCTGATCTTTCTGACATTACCCAACACTATACCTTGTCTCATGTCCATCTTTACATACCCAACTCATCTCCATTGTTTGGTTATTAAAGTTATAAGAGTCAACATATAAATCGCACTTTGAGCAGGGTCTAATTTGCTGTATAACCTCAACCCTGTCATCAAGAGAAACAGACTCAATGGTGGTCTTGTTTAAAAATTCATTAAGATTTGGCATTGATATCCTCAATAAGCTTTTCAACTACATCTGGGTTATCTCTTAAATAAGTCACAGCTTTAGCACGACCCTGAAGTCTTTCTCCATTTACCGTGTACCAAGCTCCACCCTTTTCAACTGCACCGACCATCTCTGCAACATCAAGCGTCTCTCCGACCAGATCAACCCCTAGGGACTCTCCTTGGTAATAGAAGTCGTATTGCCCTGAAAGGTTAGGGGGGCCGAGCTTGTTGTAATCAATAATCCAATTGACTGGTCTGCCAACTCTTTGTTCAATGATCTTGTCACCAACTTTAATGCCCGCCTTAATCGCATTTGCTTCAGCTTCTGAGGACCATAACTTAATGACCGTTGAAGAAAAGAACTTGACTGCCATTCCCCCTGTTGGGATATGGGAAGCATGCATAGATCCAAATTGATTTCTTTGCTGTGAGATGAGTACCAATAGTGTATTCTTGTTTGCATAGTTTAACATCTTGACTGCGTGAGTCATATCCTTTGCTTCAGCGCCGATTTGCTTGGTGTCTTGCAAATCCTTCATTTCATTTCCATCTTTTTCAAAATAAATTGCTGGTAATAGTGCAGATATTGAGTCAACAACTATAATGTCTACTCCAGCATCCATAAGTTTTGTAGCAACATCAACCATGTCGTTAACAGTCTTTGCTGGAGAATAAATAAGGGAAGATGAATCTACTCCTAGCATCTCTGCCCATGCCTGATCATATGAAGCTTCAGCATCAATCCAAGCGCAAGTCTTTCCTTCTTTTTGTGCAAGAGCAATCATCTGTAAGCAAAACGAAGACTTTCCTGCAGACTTATTTCCCCAAACAAGAACTTGTCGACCATAGCCAAGCCCGCCTTTAAGCGCCATATTAAGGCCAATGCTGGGCGTCTTTTGCTTTTCAACCTTTACATCTTGTGCGGCTTTTACTCTTGCCCTTGTTTTTGGATCTAGTCCTGCTAGAATATCATCTATTGCTATAGTCATTTTTTCTCTCTCTTTTGTACAATTATATCATTAAAATAAATTGCCGTGAAGTGCTGGACGAGCCTTATTTATTTCCATTTTCTTAAATAGAATTTCATCTAAACTATGAGATACAAATCCAGCATTTCGCATAGACGCATACAGGTCAAGGGTTCTAATTAGAATATCAACCATCTCTTCAACAATTTCTTCGGATCCTTTATTCTTTCTAATTGCTTCAAGGACTTCTGTTACTTCTGAATGAACTAATGCAAGCTTGTTTCCAAATACATCAAAATTCTTTGGGTTGTTCCAAAATCCTTTTTCTATCGCAGTCTCGTGCAGAATCGCAGAAAGGACATCAAGTCCATAGTCTGTTACTAGCTCTACGTCTTTACTCGAAACTTTCAATGAGCTGGTCGTTATTGAATCCTGATTCATTTGATTCCTTTAGTGTAAATGTAAATGTTTGATCATCTGAGTTGTAATCAACTTGTAATTCTTGATCTTCTGTTCCAGCGTTTATAAACAAATCG